TTGATCCTATCAAGAATATCGTATCGACAATCGGATGGTCAATGGATAATAAAGCATCATTAGAATCATTTTTCAGTTAATATAGATTATACAAAATCATACAATAATATACGGAGAATATAATGGCAAAGGCACCAGTAGTTAAGTCGAGTCTACGTGACAAGTTGCTTAAGAATAGCACGATTGCACAGACATCAGTACTTTCAGATTCCATGTTCTTTAAGGACAAGGAATTTATCCCAACCTCAATCCCTGGTATTAACATTGCACTTTCTGGTGATGTCGACGGCGGTATCTCTACCGGTCTAACCATGGTTGCAGGACCTTCAAAGCATTTTAAAACTGGATTTTCGCTGGTTGCGTGCTCGGCATTCCTGAAGAAGTATCCGAATGGAACCATCCTGTTCTATGACTCTGAGTTTGGAACACCTGAGTCGTACTTCAATTCATTCGGAATTCCAGGCGAGTCGGTTATTCATACTCCTATTACTGACGTCGAAGAACTACGCCATGACTTGTCAGTTCAGCTAGAAGGCATCGAACGTACTGATCAAGTCATGATCATCGTTGACTCTATTGGTAACCTGGCTTCACGTAAGGAAATCGATGATGCACTTGAAGGATCGTCTAAGGCTGACTTTACACGCGCTAAGACTCTGAAGTCGTTGTTCAGAATTGTTGTGCCGAAGCTTACAATGAAGAATATTCCTATGTTCGTGGTTAACCATACATACAAGGAAATGTCTTTGTTCCCACGTGATATCGTGTCAGGTGGTACTGGTGCTTACTACGGCGCAGATAATATCTGGATCGTCGGTCGTCAGCAGGACAAGGACTCTGGCTCAAAGGAAATCAACGGTTATAACTTTGTGATCAATATCGAAAAGTCACGGTATGTCAAGGAAAAGAGTAAGATTCCGATCAACGTTACGTATGAGAACGGTATCAACAAATGGTCAGGTCTCTTTGATATGGCTGTAGAAGGAGGATTTATCGGTTCTACTAAGAAGGGTTATTACGCTCGTATCAACTCTGACGGTAAAGTTGTCGGTAAGGAGTGCAAGGAATCTGAACTAGAAATTGACTCTGATTTTTGGAACGCTATCATGGAAGAAACTGACTTTAAGTCATGGGTTAAGAATAAGTACACCCTAGCGCATGGCGCTATTATGAGGGAGGATGGATAATGTGTTCTGTATCTGCAATCGGCGACGATTTCACAAGGCGGTTTCCTAACGATTATCCATTTACCGCACCAAAGATATATACAACCCCTTACGCTAATGCATATGCGTATACGCCAGTAGATGTAGTAGCTCTTAAAGCTGGCTTAGATAATGCTAAAATTGAACTAGCCCGCCTACGTAATGAAATGACAGAACTTAAACAGCTTCTTCTTGCTGCTAAGAAGTTCGATGAAGCAACCGGTCAAAAAGACTGTGAAATGAAAGAGAAGATTGCTTTAATCAAGAAGGTTGCCGAACTTGTCGGCGTCGATATGAACGAAGTATTCACTTAAAAGAAAGTACCTAATGTCATTTGAAAAGCTTTTGTTGTCGAATCTGACTCTTAATGACGGATTCGCTAGGAAGGTTATTCCGTTTCTCAAAGAAGAATACTTTAAAGAACAAGCAGATAAGGCAATCTTCAACGTCATATACGACTACATTCAAAAGTATACCTCTTTTCCTTCTAAGGAGGCTATTGCTATTGAGTTGTCAAACAAGGACAATCTGCCGCAGCAAACATTCGATGAATGTATGGCCACGGTCGGTGGGTTCGAAGTTGACTCAAGCACTGATGAAAAGTGGCTGCTTGACAGTTCTGAGAAGTTCTGTCAGGAGCGTGCAATTCAGATTGCTCTGAGAAAGTCGGTTGATATCCTAGACGACAAGGATACCAAGCTAGGCAAGGGAATGATCCCAGCCCTGCTTCAGCAGGCGTTGGCTGTGACATTTGATACTCGAGTTGGCCATGATTTCATGGAGAACTTTGCCGAGCGTTATGAATACTACCATATGAAGGAATCTAAGTTAGAGTTCGATATCGACCTCTTTAACAAGATTACCAAAGGTGGTATTTCTAGAAAGACGCTTACGGTAATCCTGGCCGGTACAGGTGTTGGTAAAACCATGGTTATGTGTCACATGGCGGCACATAACTTGATGACAGGAAAGAACGTCCTGTACATCACGAACGAAATGGCCGAAGAGCGAATTGCAGAACGTATTGACGCCAATATCTTGGACGTTACTATTGACGAACTGCATGAGCTTTCTAAGGATGCCTTTACTACCAAGATCGGAAGAGCCAAGGGCAAAACCGCTGGCAAGCTGATTATCAAGGAATATCCTACATCAACTGCTAACGTCAATAACTTCAGACATCTGCTTGAAGAACTCAGGATCAAAAAGAAGTTTGTCCCTGATATCATCTACATCGATTACTTGAATATCTGTGCATCATCGAGGGTTAAGTATGGAGCCAACGTCAATTCTTATACCTATATCAAAAACATTGCAGAAGAAATTCGAGGACTTGCCGTGGAATACGATGTACCTATCGTCTCTGCGACTCAAACAAATCGAGAAGGATTTACGAGCAGCGACCCTGGAATGGAAAATACATCAGAATCCTTTGGACTCCCAGCCACAGTTGATCTTATGTTTGCACTCATCTCGACCGAAGAGTTGGAAGCACGACATCAAATTCTGGTTAAGCAACTCAAAAACCGCTACGGCCCTCTTGACGTTTACCGTAGGTTTGTTGTTGGGATTGATCGTTCGAGGATGAAAATGTACGACTGCGAGCCCGATGCACAAGACGGACTTATGGATGACTCACCACCTGTAATGGAGAATACACAATTCGGAACAGAAGATCGTGAACGAAAGAAGAGTGGTAAGTTTGATAAGGGAAAATTCCGCGGTTTTGCATAAGGAGCACAAAATGGCTAAGGTAAAAGAAGCTAAAGTTAAGAAGGGTACTGGTTTTGGATCGTGGGTGCCTACTTTTTTCCTTTCTAGAATTATCATTAAGCATAAATAGATTCACTGAAGACTGGTTGGAGATGCATCTCCAGCGGCACAGAGCTATAATAAGCACAGGAATAGTCGGGAATAATGGTGGGGTTCCACCCGACCCAGTCTAGTATTTTTATAAAAAGAGGCTCTTCGGGGCCTCTTTTTCGTTTAATAAATAGGTTATAATGCTAACAAAGGGATTCTAATGGCCGGAGCATCAGCCGAAAGGCAAGAACAAGGTGTTATCGATAACATAAAAAGAGCAATTAAAGATAACGCTAATAATCCGGTAACTGTTAAAGCTGGACACACTACATTTATAGGAATAATTGGAGCTGAAAAATATGCCGGGCGACAAGCGTCGGGCTCAGAACCGTATACTGATGTAGTTTTAATAACTCATGATAAGAAAAAAATTAACCTATCGTTAAAAGGCACTAGTGCACCTTCATTAGCCGGCGGCGGTCTAAGGGGACTTGAATTAGCAGTTCCAGGTATTGCCGGAAAGTTTATGAAATCTGCTTATAATCATCTTAAAGATATTTTGAAGTTAAAAATTGGCGATAAAGTTCCAGACNTTTATGGTCAAATATCACCAGGTGACAAAACAAAAATTGTAGTAGGTAATGCGGCAATGGGTGGACCTATCGACTACATGTACATTGGCCCTATGAATGTAACAGGAAGATATGATAAAAACAAAAATATTCTAGTGTTAAATGGGGTTCTTACTAAAGCCGATGTTTATGCTAGAAATCACGATCTGTATTTCCGTTTAAGGGCTAGAAGAGAAGATCAGAGATTTGATCCAAGCGCTATGGATAAAAACTCAATTCCAAAGGTTTATGGTGTATCACCGTCTAAAGGCGATAGCGCCGGCCGCATAGTTGTTGTAGATAAAATTCCTGGTAATGCTGTTATAGTTAAACTATAGGTTATTGAATCATGCTTCGTCTAAATAATGAGTTACATATTTTTGATATGGATGAAACTCTATTCACATATCCTTCATCTCCGGCCAAAATCTATGCCATACTAGATGAACCTCTGGCACTTTCTGGGTCAGAATACATCGTACATCATGATTTAAATCCAGATTGTTTGTATGATTTTTCAGAGTACTCAGACACGGATTCATTTATTAAGCACGCTAAACCGGTATGGCCAATGATTGACGCATTGGTTGAATCACCTAACTCAATCATATTGACAGCCAGATCCAAAATGAGTGACATGTCACTTTTCTATGCTTTTCTAGAAGCATATGGAATAGAATGTGATGTATACATGCTAGGTCATACTATTGGGCGCGGTGCCGGTTATAAGAAAGCAAAATTCATTAAAGAATTGATT